GATGCGGTGAACGATTGGGCATTGACATTCATTGATAATTTTGATATGATGTGTGAATCAAAAGCAAAGAATCTCGCCAGCTTTAAATTATATGAAAGATACAAATGTTTGACAAAATAAAAAACTTATTTAAAAAACAAGAGGTTGAACCTGTTGTTAAGAAAGAGCCGAAGCCTAAACAACAGAAACCTCCTACACCGGAGCTTACTGCAAAAGAAAAAGCTACTGCCGCTAGTGAACCATACGTAGCTATTAATAAAGTAGAAATCAATCCTGAAAATATCAATGATGGTTCATTTGATTTAGATTACAATGATAAGTTTGTGTTAAATCTTATTAAGGCAGGTTATAAGCAACGAGATGATGATACAGATGTTATCATTGTGGATCGCTGGTTTCAAACAGTCTGTAGAAATATAGCTTTGGAAATGTATGAACAACAGGTTGCTGATCCGGAAAACCGTGACGCAAGAGTTATTCGTACAAAGGATTTAGGTAACGGAAGGACAGAGGTAAGTTAATGTTTAATAATATTTCGTTGAATAATCCGGATTTTTATTTTGATTTGGGATCTATAGATCATCACACCAAGATATATCAAATTTTACGTGATAATCAAATCAGTAAAATGTACGTTTATGCTGTTATGTATAGAAAAAGTTTTATTGAACATGAATTTTTGAAGATTGGTCAAAGTTGTCCAGAACCCGGTGAGGATACTGAAAAGGCTGTAGGCGAACGTTTAGGTAGACAACTTGCTTGGTTTGATGGATGGGGTTATGAAAAGTCAAAAAGCTCCCATGGCGCAGATTTTTATTTCAACACAATGACTGAAATTAAAAATGGTAATTTACCTGACTATTTGAATGATAAAAAATACTTAAGTATAGGTGTGTGGAATATTGATAGTAGAGCACCTACTGTAGGTAGTTTTATTCGTAAAGACCGAGATATGACTGAATGGGTTGAAGGAGAATTAGCAAATCAACATAAAAAACAAAAACATTGTTTGCCCTTACTCAACTACAAAGACCCTACAAGGAATTATTCTTATGTTAATTGTAATGTAGATATGAAGCATTTTTCAACGTTATTTTCCTATTACGATAATTTGTTGTAAAAATACAACATTCTCATAGTTGACAATAAATGGAAAAGGTGCTATAATTAACTATTAAATCGCATAACGGACTATATTATGGCAGCTATATCATTCAAACTGTTCAAAAACTCATGTGAGGAACGTGGGTATACCGAACGTGTTTACGAGGAACAAAACAACTGCGTACTATATACCAACAACGGTGTAAAGTGTGAAATTAAAAAGAACCACTATACTGTGGGCTGGCTTGCACGTCCAGAAGATGTTGCCGAAATACGTAAACAAATTCTTGGCCAAGGCTTTACTGAGAAAACAGGTAAACGTTCCGAATCACGCAAAGATGCAAAGGACTTTATTAATATCCCTTTTGATGGTGATATACTTGAAAACTTTTGGGTCATTGTCGGTACCATTGAAGCTATTGAAACTATTGTACGTAAGGTACGTGGTCAAGCTATCAAACCGATTCCACGTGAAGTATCCGAACGTAATATCTTTGAAAAGATTGCCAAACGTTTCAAGTATTTTATTGATAATGAAGATGGGTTTGGTTTAGAAAATACTAGAGCATTACTTGAGGGCGATAGTATTGACCACTTAATTACCATCGGTCAAAGTATTAAACGCACTAAAGAAAATACTTATCGTGAACATATCGTTCCTTGTATTTTAATTTATAATCAAGCGGTTACAATGACTATGGAAAAACGTAGTGTAACTGAAGTAGCACAAATGATTAAAAACAATTTGGCTATTGTATTGATTACTAATGAGGAAGCTGAATTGCTTGACAATGAACTGGACATGCAAACAAGTATGCCCGAAGGATGGACATTCGGCAATGATGTTTTTGCTCGATTAACAACTGCCCAAATACAATTGAAATAATCTAAATAGTAGTATATAATAAACATATGAAATACGCACTAATTGACACAGCTAACACATTCTTTCGTGCCCGGCACGTTGCTTCCCGAAACTCAGATACATGGGAAAAAATCGGGATGGCACTACATCTTACACTTGCATCATGCAATCAAATAGTTCGCAAATTTGGCATTGACCACGTTGTGTTCTGTCTCGAAGGCAGAAGCTGGCGCAAAGACTATTACGAGCCATATAAGAAAAATCGTGTTGTGGATACACAAGCACAGACTCAAGCTGAAAAAGAAGAAAATGAAATGTTCTGGGAAACATATGAAAAATTCACAACTTTTTTGCGTGAGAAAACTAACGTATCAGTATTGCGTGATCCTAAAGCAGAAGCTGATGACTTGATTGCTAGATTTATTCACTTGCACCCTGATGATGAACATTTCATTATCAGTAGCGATAGTGATTACATTCAACTGATTACAGAAAATGTAAAACAGTATAATGGCATTAGCAATCAATTAATTACACTTGAGGGTTATTTTGACGATAAAGGCAAAATTGTCAAGGATAAGAAAACTAGTGAGCCAAAACTGTTAGGTGACCCACAATATATTCTATTTGAGAAATGTATGCGTGGTGATAGTACTGACAATGTGTTTAGTGCATATCCCGGTGTACGTAGTAAAGGTACACAAAAGAAAGCAGGATTGATGGAAGCTTATGCTGACCGTAACAAACAGGGCTTTGATTGGAATAACATGATGTTACAAAGATGGGTAGACCATAATGATGTGGAACATCGTGTACGTGACGATTATGAACGCAATCGGGTATTGATTGATTTGACTAGACAACCTGATCAAGTTAAACTATCAGTAGATACAAACATTCGTGAGGGTGTACGTACAACGATTACTCCTCAGGTTGGCATTCATTTTATGAAATTCTGTGGTAAGTATGAATTGACTAAGATTAGTGAACAAGCAGATACATATGCTAAATGGTTGAACAATCCTTATAAGGGTAATTTGGCATGAACTTTACTAAACCGGACAAAACTATTAAAACAATTCGTCCAGGCGATCCGGACTTTATGATTTACAATGGAAACTTTATGGCTGCACGTGCTGGATTTGAGATTAGCCAACAATGCCCGAACAGTTACAAAAAAATAATACAAGAATGTATCGGTCATGGGTGGTTAAAGCCTGTGGCATATATAAAAGATGTTGATTATACTTGGGAAAAACTAGGAGAATAAAATGACAAGAGATTACAAAAACCTTCAATATATCTTAAACAAGAATCCACAAGAATTGTTTGAGTGGTGGAACTCATTGAATGATGAGGATCAAGCTTATGCTTTGGAAATCATTACAGAATATCGTAAAATCCTAGAAGAACCAGTGGTAGAGGACTTGTCTTTAGCATATGATTTGCTAAAACAATTTATGTTATAATGGCAAGTTTAGCTGAATATTTCAAAGCAAACCGATATATGGGTAAATATAATATTGGTGATCGTGTTATCGGTAAATGGAATAAGATTCCATTTGTCGGTACTGTAGGCAATGATACATTGATTAATGAGATTGAAGGACCGAGAATTAGTGTATGTTTAGATTTGCCTATTAAATATAAAGATGAAATACATCGTGTTATAATTGTTAAACATAAGGATGTAAAATTATTTAAATAAAGGATAAACATGGATAATGAAAAACTAACAAAATTAGCAGAACAATGTATTACTGACGATCAATTTGCGGTAGGTGCATTTGCAAAGATATTAATAGATGAATGTATATTAGCATTAGATAGTACGGAGAAACCGCATGTACATACTACATTTGACCAATCACAACATGAAAGTAGTATTGCAGAAGCAAAGAAAGCAATTAAGAAGCATTTTGGATTTGAATGAATAAGATATCTACCCCCACTCCTTTGCTTAATTATACCTTACGGTATAATATGTTAAAAGATGCTATGGAATTATCAAAGGTCCGAGATATTGCAACGGCTCAAGATTTAGAAAAAGAAAAGATATTAAAAGCACAATCCTCAAGACGATTAGAACAAGATAGAGATTTCCAACATCATGTTGAAGAAATAAAACGTTACGAATCATTAAAACTTACCCGAGAATACCAAGAGTACCAATATCTGTATAATCTTGGTAAAACGGTTGACATGTACATTTAAACATAGTATACTTACACAGAGGAATAAAAATGACTAAAACACTAATTGCAAAACCCGTAGTAAAGAATCAATTCTGGATTGTTACTGATGGTAAAGAAAAAGTTGGTAACGTGCTAGCAGACGGTTCAGGATTTGAAGTTAAATTGAATGGCAATAAGAGCCATTATAAAAATACTACAGCTATTAAACGTAAGACAAATATTGAGTTTGAAACTGTACAAAAAGCAGATAAAACTAAACATGATTTACCCTTTAAAGTATATCCTACAACTGATAAAGTCTTTAATAGTATGTTAGATATTAAACGTAAACTACATTTATTTACAACTGGAGCTAAAAGCAAATGTTATCATGCGGCAGGTTGGTTTATAATCCAACAAGGACATGAAAAAGAAACAGTTTTTTGCCCTAAATATATCTTTATTCAGCGTTATCCATATCAAGGACCCTATAAAACTGAAAATGAGGCTAAAAAAGCGATAAATACTTGATGTTACATATTAAACGATTTATAGACAAAGTATCCGTTATGGAGAGTAGACAGGGAAAAGATGTGGTCATTCCCATTAGTGAGGCTAGGATATTGCGTGATGAATTAAGTAAATTAATTATTGATAACTATGAATTGTTGCAAAATAAGGTTGTAGCAGAACCTGTATTACAGGTAGAATTAAACGGCGGTAGATTTTAATGAGTAGAACACAACCCAAGGTACTACTTGAACTAGTAGACAAAGTAACATATAAATGTGATCAAATTGTAGAAGCCGCTGGCATATGGGCTGTGTTTTATGATGGTCAACCTATTAATCTAAAAAGCCAACATTACTTAGATAATGAAGCAACACCTAAGTACAAAAAGACAAGTTTTAGTAATCCGGGACATGCACGTAATCTATGTCGCAAATTAAATGTACAATTTAAAACCGATAAGTTTACTGTGGTGTTTATGAATTCAGGTAGAGTTGTCTACCCAGATGAGTAAACGTAAGACCCTTAAAGAAACTATTACAGAAGTTGTATTGGCTCAACTTCCTGACTCTCTCAATCAAGAAAAAATTATACCGATAGATAAACTGTTGTTCAAGTGGTGGATGACTGGTCGCCAAGATGGATTACGTTTAACGGACACCGGGGATTTAGCATTTAGAATGGCAGAGATAGAATTTTATCAATATGAGTTAAAATTACAGCCAGAAACTCAATATCATGCTTATATATTAGAACTTAATAAAAAAATCAAATGCCCCTATTATATGGGGGTAAATAAAGATGGGAAGAAAAGCTTTCCTTATATACGATTTTATGATAGCAAAATAGCTATGATGGTAAGTTTATATGGAAACGTTAATGAATATTTAGATAGCATAAAGGTGAAAAGATGACAGAAGAAAAGAAAAGTAAGAATCCATTTATTAATTTAGCTAATGCCGCTAAGAAAGATAATAAGCATCCTGGATTAGGTAAAGCACCAAAATCACAAGGTCCTAAACCTACTAAGGGTAATGGTGGTGCAAGTGTTGTACGTAGAACAGGTAGGGGTGGTTAATACCACTCACCCTCATTACGCATACGTTTAATGAAGGTTAAATAGGTGCTACATACACCGTAGCATCTTAATTGTACAGTACTAAACAATGCTCTGTCTTTTATTTCAGGTAGAACAATAATACTAGTATTGTTAACCGGGACTGTCCCGGGTGTCCATAACTTATCGCTACTAGTTAATGCATTGACCATGCTGTTGGGCTGATAAAAGTAGTTAGGATATAGTTTTATTGATTGTGTAGTAAACCAATCATATGTGTCCTGATTACCACATTTAATCCAAAAACGATTACCCTGTAGATATTTGTCAGTTACCGGAATAGGAGCAGCTTCTGGTCCAACACAAAGTGTATTATTTATTCTCCAAACATCTACCATACAAGCAAATCCATTGTTAAAGGATTTACCTATTTGGTCAGGCGTATTGGCATATTCATAGTTTTGCCCGTCGTAAATTCCCTGATAAGATATATATAACATAATGTATTTATGTCAACGAAACAGTTGGCTACCGCGTTATATATATGTAGACTGTAAAATCTACTTCATTAACTTAAAGGAAACTTAAAATGAAAACATTAGCAATCGTAATCCTATCAGCATTGTCATTAACAGCATTTGCCCAAACCGCAACTCCTGCCGCTAAGCCAGCGACCCCTGCTCCGGCTGCTACTGCACCTGCTAAAGCAGAGGCGCCAAAAGAAGAAATGAAATTGGCTAAGAAAAAGGATGCTCCCAAGGCAGATACCAAAAGTGAAACCAAGCCTGCTAGTCCTGCAAAAGCCGACGATAAAAAAGCCGAAGCTTCTAAGAAGTAATCCATACAGACTCATAGCAATTAGGACCTGGGGACTTGATCCTAATCAGGTTCTAGTTAGTGATGAGGATATATTAGTTAATTCCCGTCGTATTATATTAAAGATTGAAACCTCTTTAAATAACGATGAGGAATTGACTGATTATGTCAAGTTAAGATTATTTCTAGCCAGAGAATTGGCTATGTCAAAATATAGAGAAATCTATCAGACGGCATAAATATATATGAAGTTACGGGTTCTTCATAAAAACCCAACTTTTAAACACACACATAGGAGATATAAAATGTTTAACACAGCAACTTACGCCTTTATTGACGGCGTTTCAGACTTTAAAAAGAAATTCGTAGAACAAACCGTTCAACACGAAGGCAT